ATAGAAGTTATAGATCTTTCTTTTGCAACAATACTTTCTGGTGAACATTCACACTTGTATTCGTATATAGGCATTACTTACCGCTCTTTTTTCTCTTCTCTGCTAAGGCGTTAAAGTCTTTAACCTTAGTATCTCCCAAGTATCCCCAGGCATGTCCATCTGCAATCATCTTATCATTCACTGAAACTTCTGATCCATCTAAGAACAGCCAGCCTAAAATTCTTCCATACTTTTCGGATGAGTCCATTTTTTCTGTTTTAATAACAACAGTCTTTGCAGCCTCAATTTCACGCTTTAAATAAGCTTTTGCTTCAAGGCCTAAAGCCTTCTCCATCTTATCTGTAGTTCTACTTTCTGGTGTATCTATACCAGCTAGTCTTACTCTTGAGCTAAATGAGATATCAAATCCAAGATCTATCTCTACATCGATTGTATCCCCGTCCACAATCTTAGTAACTTTTTTAACATAATACTCGAACATGATTCTCCTTAAATTTTAATGAGCAGTTTCGGGACGTGCTCAGGTCCATCCTTCGGGTAGCGACCCGAATAGTCTGCGACTCCCCAGTGACGGGGTGCAGATCTCTATTATACTATTTATTTGATCTTGATAGTCTTTGGCTTCTTGTCTTCAGGAACCAGCCTAATAATATTAATATTAAGCATTCCGTCCTTAAGAGATGCACTGGATACTTCCATGTACTCTCCTAGGGCAAAAGACCTTGTGAATTTACGTGCAGCGATTCCTTTATGCAAAACTTCTGCGTCGGTGATCTCGGTAATTTCTCCAGAAATAACCAATGTTCCGTTATCTACAGATAGACTAATGTCTTCTTTTGTGAATCCTGCAACCGCAAGAGATACCTGATATGTATCTTCGTCTAGCTTTAGTACATCGTATGGTGGATATGATTGGCGTGATGCAGCATTGTGCACGTTAGCCATTCTTTCAATTTCACGATTAAAGCCAATAAAAAAAGGATCCTTGAAAAGATCCCATGTATATGTTGTTACCATATTATTCCTCCTTCAAGCGAATAAGTTAATTTATAGGACCCCTAATGGGCATCCTAATATAATTATATCATAATTTTTAATCGTTTGGAATATCCCTAAATGTAGTAGGGTCTATTTCTATCATGCCCATTTCTTTAGCCAACTTTTGTCCTTCTGGACTCAAATGTATTGTTGCCTGCAAATCTTCATCGTACTCAATTTCTGCAAGTCCCGCCTCATATAAATTCATTAAGGATTTATCAACATAATCAATATGGGACTGCCATAGCTCAGGAGCATATTCCTTAGCCATTTCTTGATTAATAGAATAAATAAGTTCGCCATTTTCATCCATACCCTCTAGATTAACAACTCCTATTTCTAAATAGTAAGCAAGTACTTCGTCGTCGTCTTTATCTTCAAGACTCATTTATAGTTCCGTCCTCATTCTTATCTATAGTTGTTTCTACTAACTGCTGAACGTATTCAGAAAAATGCTTTCTAACACTTCCCATTGGTCTGGAGCCAGAAGTCTTCCATATTCTTTTATATTCTATAACATTAGAAAATGTTGTAGGACATAGCAGGGTTCCATTGTATTCTTTTAAAACTGTAGGAAGAGGCACATGCTTGCCACAACACTTACATTCTTTCGCTCTCTCTTGATATATACTCATACTATTTCCATTCCGTCTAATACATCTGATAAGTTTTTAGGCATCCTCGGTGGCCTTATCATGTTCATTACTATTTCGTCTTCTTCTTTTTCTCTATCCCACTTCAAAGAGCTGTAGGTATGTATGTCTATCTCTTCATTGTTCTGTGGCCTGCTTCTACTAATTGCGTTATATACAGAACCGCAAACAGCATCAGCCAAGTCTTTTGATCCTTTTCGTGGGTGATCGACCCTATCTCTCATAATTTTTAATTGCAGTAATTCATCTATAAGTAATTTAATTGCAGGTCCGCTCAATCTATCTTCTGCAACAACCATAGCCATATCGTCGTAATGTTTCTTTGCAACCGACAGTGTCTCTGTATTTATACCGTATTGTTTTAATTGCTGCATCATATCGTGAGAATTCCAACGGTCAAATGTGCACACACGAATTTTAAATCCCTTTGTTCTAAGAGACAAAATATAATCTTTAACTTCTGTAAAGTCTACAGACTTATCTGGAGTAGGTGTCCAATACCTAACTGCATCAACTTCTACAATGGGTGCTGGCTGAGAATATGTATCTGTTACTTTGACATTTACCCATTTTTGAACATGAGCCATTGCAACTGCACAATGGTCATGCTTCTGAGCTAAGTCCACATGGAGAAAATATTCTTTATCTGGATCTGGTGCAAACCAATTTTCAAATCTTCCGAACTCATCTACTGCTAACGACATATTGTTAAATGCTTTTTCAATTTTTTCACGAGACTTAAAGAACGCATCAATTGCCTCTGATGGCATGCAGGCAAATCTTCCTAGCGCATCTGGAGTATTTTTATAGAACGCAACTTTAAAATCATCGATACTTCTTGTTGGATTAATTTCCCATGTTGGTCTTCTAAGAGCATACATTCTAGGATACTTATAGGACAGAATATGATCTTCTTCCCACTCAATATCAAACTCGTTACCCTCTGTTCCGTCTGGAAGATTATCGTCTAGTTTAAAATGATGTGTTCTAGTAATAACTTCTTTTTCTGCAACTACGTCGTCGTAGCGTTGCTGAATATAATCATTCTTATATCTAGGAAAAGAAAGCAGTATTACCTTGCCATAGTCTGGAAAACGTGAATCTACTGATGCACGATACATCTCATAGATAAGGCTTCCAGTCTTTGCCTGCTCATGACCAGTTGTATTTTCTACACTAAAGCCAGAAATTTCGTCAAGAATAACTACGATTACGTTATATCCTTCCCATGCCTCACGCTCTGAGTGACCTGAGTGTACTGTAATGTTTTTATTAAATTTAATTTCAGAAGCTTTTTCCGTGTACTTTCCAACGAACCACGGGGATTTATCTATGCGTGTTCTAAACCCTTTGAAGAATACGTTGTTTGCCTGCTGTGCGTTAATAGCAATATTGATAATATCAATTGAGTCTCCAGGAGGCTTTCCGTAATATGATGCTGGATCTTTAAGGCACAATAGTAAATATACTATATAGGCAACTGATATAGTTGAGCAGTAATCTTTTCCAGATCCTTTACCTAACTGAGCAACAACCTCATTGGCTGTTTGCTTAAACATTCTAACGCCTTCTTCTTCGCCAAACAACTTAATTAAAGTTGACTCTTTATAAATCTGTGAACTCTTTTCAATAAGAGTATACTGATATTCAGATAGAGGTGGCAGGCCCAAGTAGTCTGGGCTTTGTACAAATGTTCTTAAATCTACTGGGCGTTCATCAAATTCTTCGCCATCCAGCATATCAATTAAATCATTAAAATTAAGATCCACTAACTTCCTCTATAATCTCTATAGGCTCTACCACTCCAGTAATCTGTGATAAGCGCTTTGCAACATCCATCTTGCATTTAGGACATGAGGCTGTAACTTCTTTTAATATTTTAACAAGGATATCTTGCTTACGTTCTGTTTCTGCGATTTGATTTGCCAACTCAGCATTATCTAGCAAGCCTACTTCTTGAAGCATTCCAATTCTTTTACCTTCAATATCGGCAATAAGCTTTAGTGCTCCTGATTTAACATTTAGTTGTCCCGCCTGATCTGCGTCTTCAACGGTTTTCCATGCCTCTTTGATGAGCATAGCGTAGTGTTGGTCTGCTCCAGAGATAGCCTCCTTAGCCCTCTCACGAGCCGCTGTGTCGTTGTGTACAACGCTCTTCCACTCATCTATCAACTCGACAACTTCGGCTCTCTTAAAGCCTGTGACGGTTGCAATTTGGGTAGGGTTGTTTCCCTTAAGCAGTTCTGAGACTACCACGTTCATGCGATCAAAGTGATCGGCTAATTCAATTTCGGACATATATTAGAGTATACTCTTAGTCGACTAAAAAATCAACTAGATTTAGCTATTTTATATAGAACTAAATACCCTATAAGGTCATCTATATCGTTATCTCCAGCAAATCCTTGGTTATTCTTTACTCTATTTAGTTTATCATCTATACGAACTTTTAATTGTTCTGCTGAATCCGCCGTCGAAAATATTCTTGCTGGCTCAAGGGCAGAGTTGCCATAGGATATATTTTTTTCAATAAGCATGTGAGCAATTTCATGGCAGGTTCCCCAAATCTTATTACCTGCTGGTGCACCAACAGATCTTAAATACAAGTCACTGCAATTAAAGTTTGTTACATCTTCAAATACTGGCTTTAACATTATGCATCCATTTCTTTATATAACTGTTTCAGTCCTCTTAGTGTACCGATATCCATATATCGTCCGCCTGGTCTTACCGCCCTAATATTAGAACTTTCTTCAATCCATTCTTTTATTTGTTTTCCTGGATGGTCTAGCTTAGGATCTATGTATCTTATCATATTCTTTCTAAATAGCATAGTCCCCCACATATCTGGATAATTACAGTCGTCTACCTTATCTTCTGAACCAAGTACTTTACCATTTGATACTAACACTTGACCAACACGACCTTTTAAATCTTCTCCGCATTCCCATACTCCAAGAACTAAATCCGCTGTTGTTTCTTTTAACATTTCTTTGTATATATTTGTTGGAGCATTTAAAATATAAGTGTCTGGCATTCCTACAAAAACTGTATCGTTGTAGTCACCGACCATAAATTTAATTGCGTCTGACATGGTAGATGGCTCACGAACAATTAGTTTAATATTCATATCCATATTTTGAACAATAGGAACCCATTCGGGTCTTGTTGCTACACGAACCTCATCGCACACCTCAAGCATCTGCTCAACGTGCCATTGAAGTAATGATCTCTCGTCAGAAATCGGTAAACAAAATTTTGGTATTCCGCCAATTCTAGATGCTTTACCAGACGCTGGCAACACTCCTATAGTATTCATTCCTTTTCCCATTCATGAGGATTAAATCCATTAGGATAAGATTCATTTACACGAGGATCTTTTTTCCAAGCAATCCATCCAGCTTCTCTATCGTCTCCCCAATAAAGATGAACTACATCTTTATCTAGCAAGCGTCTTGCCTCTTCTCCGTGCAATATCTTTACTTTATTTTCTTTTAAAAAAGCCATCTCCATTAGCTCTGGAGCCCATTCGTTAATATGCTTTGCATAAGGCTCAACGCCTAACTCTTTATATAATGCATCTGTAAACATTTGAACATCAGTATAATAATGTACCATATGATTATGTTGAATAATTCCATCAGAACATCTTTCAACGCAAAGGTCTATGGCTGCCTTTAATAGTGGGTGTCCAGCTTTAGATGCAATTGTTTGAGTTGCTAGCCACGGAGTATCTCTTTCGATATCTAAAATCATATCGTATTCAGAATTTAGCCAGGTATCTACTGGAGCCTTACAGTGTGTGTCCATATCTGTATATATTCCACCGTGAATATAAAGAATAGCAAATCTCCACAATCCAGCCTTCATTACTCCCAAAGGTAGGTTTACGTACGTCTCGTATGTTTTTGTATCAAAGTGCTCCTTGAAGAAGTCTTCTCTGTCTTGTCCGCTCATGTATCCATGAGTCCATTCTGGATTCTGGTATGTCCATGTTCCTACGCTTTCTTTAGCGTAATCTGGTAGCGCATCAAAATTTGTTTCGTAAGTCTGCCAAATATTTTTTTCTATACTCATTTTATCTCCTTTTAATTAACTGAAACTTTTCTAAATATCTCTGTATAGTCATAGCAGAAACCTTGCACTCATCAGCAATTTCAGTCACTGTTTTCTTTTGTACTACATACCTTCTGTATAGCCATGTTTGACTCTGATATAACTTCATCGTTCTGTCAACACCTTATTAGCATAATGAGCAATGCCGAATGCATCTGCTACGTCAAAATCTGTTATAGATAAATCATACTTATTATTAAAGTAATCTACCGTTCTTTGCTTACGCATATTTCTTAACTGAGTTTTATACCAAGAGTCTGCGTATCCTGGATTCTTTACTCTGATAGCCGCCTTCTCTTCTTTAGTCGGGTTCTTATTGCCAATATACGCCTGCCAAGAGCTCGGAGAAATAGTAATAACTGAAGCACCCGTAGACATAAGTTCAGCAATGACAACGCCATAAACATATGATAATTTTATCACAGCATCTGGTGATCTGACAAGGATCGCTCCCTCAACAGCAATATAATCACTTCTTAATTCTTCTAGCATTGAACTGGTTTTAATTTTAGCATCATGGATCTTTTCGTAGATATCCTGACCAACAAAGTTTATCTTACCCCACTTTAACGGCTTGTCGTTTTCCATAAGACAAAAAGCAACTGAGTTTGTAGATGCGTCTATTCCTAAAACTCTATTGGCTTTAGTCTTTACCAGATCAGCTAATTTCATCTATCATCCCTTTTATCTTAGACTTTTTAGTAATGTCTATTTTCTTTTGGCAGGAAGCACATAAAGTAGTATCGTTATACCTACTTAGTTGTGCACCACACTTTTTACATCCACGAGCAGCACCATTTCGAATAGCCTTCTTCTCATAATACTTTTCCATAATTCTTCTGTTGGTTGCAATACGGCAACACTCGTCAGAACAATATTTTTGATTATGAGTTTTAGGGGTAAACTCTTTTCCATTCAAGCATTCCTTGTTAGCGCAAATCACAGCTTTGGCACCTTATATGATTCTATTTGAACGGTTCCAATTAAACCTGCGTAGCATTCTTTTTTGATTGGGCAATATGTACATGGCATCTTAGATTTAGATGCTCCTGCTGGACGCATTGGAAGGTCACCTTCCTTAAAATTGTCCCATACTTCGCACATCCATGTGAACGCTTCCTCAATAATCTCTGTATTTTTTTCATTCATGGATACTGGTATTACAATAAGCTCTTGAGTGTTTTTATTTTCATACAGGAAAAAACCTTCTTTAGCATTCTTTAACTTCATGTATGTAAGCAATTGAAGCAGGTGATTTGTTGTAGGCTTCATCTCTGCCTGTCTCTGATCCCAAACCTCTTGCTTAGCCGTTTTAATTTCACCAATTACGGTTTCTGAATCATACTCCATAATTAAGTCTATAAAGCCACGAATCGGAGGATACTCATTTACAATCTCTTCTTCTTCTGCTCTCCACTCAGGCATTGTCTTAATTAGATTCTGTAGTCTTTCGTGTGCCTGTGTTCCTTGCGCCATGTTAGCAACCGCTACCGCATCGTTATCATCAATAAACATAGCGCCACTAAAAGCCATATACCAATATCTTGGGCATGTTCCATGACCATATCCAAGTGTGCTTGGACTAAAAGATTTCTTTGTCATCTCTCCATCTGCACGTTTGGTATTACGATATGACTCATCTAATAGCTGAGCAAACTTTTCTGGATCAAAATGTTTCCCAGCATGTTTCTTAAACTTAAGATTCTTTACAATATCTCTACCCATTATTTGGCACCCATAATTTTTCTTTTCCTTTATTGTGATATCTAGCCATAACAAACAACAGGTCTGATAGACGATTTAAATACTTAGCAATGTTTGGATTTACATTTTCTATCTTCCAAACTTCACGTTCCGCCCTTCTTACAACAGTTCTTGCGTTATGTAAAGGGCCTGTTGGCAAAACAAAAGATCTGAGTGGTTCTAGGTATTCATTGTAATCATCAATTACATTTTCTAAATATGTCACTCTGTTTTCAGATATTGTTATTGTTGAAGCACCCGCAATCTCTGCACCAAGATCGAATAGGTCGCTTTGGACTCTTTCGATAATATCATTATACTCATCAGTTGCCATTCCAATAGCCGAATTAGCTTCGTCGACGGCACCTATGGCTTCCATTATGGGGCTAGTCTTAGACACTCTTTCGTTATTAGCATTAGATGTTTGACCATCGTCACCTGTCTTAGTATAAATTTTACTTAGGATAACCATTATGAGTTATACCTAACAACATACTTAAGTGCATCTACTAGTTTATCTATAGATTCTTTTGCGGAATAATAAATGTTCTTTTTGTTATTATTAGTGGTTCCAGCCTTATCCTTTGCAATTGTTGAATAATAAGATGCCATCATTGAAAACTTAGTGGACATTGCTTGAAGTTCAATAATTAGATAGGGAGCTTTGGCTGAAGGAACATCTGGATTCATCAATAGCTTTACCACAATAGCCAAGGCCTTGTCCAACTGATCATCGCCCATATACTCATGCAGGTCATTAAACTCTGTGATAGAGCTAATTAACTCCAGTGTATTCTTATCTTCCGCCATTTTTAGCCTTCTCTCTTTTATCTAACTTATCTACAAATAAACCTAGAGGGTATCCAATTAGAAAACCTATTGCAATTCCTGCAATCAGAAACATTTCCATTAGATAAACCTCTGAACAATTCCATAGCCTATCCAAAGACCTACGATGCCCATTAGTCCTGCAAAGACTGGTGGGGCAGGGATTGGCAATCTAAATATACTAAATACCGCACCTACTGCAGTTCCAACTAATGTAGTCATAAATATTTCTTTCATTTCTTTTCTTTCTTATGATTAACTACGTAGGGACCAACTACTGACCTTACTGTGCCATCTTTACGAATCTTAATAATCATACCATTTCTAATTATGGTATCGTTAAACCTGCGCTTGTTCGCCATTGTTGTCCTCCCAAAACTGAATTAGTTCTTCTAATACAGCCCACTCTATGATTCCAAGACGGACCTTGGAGTCTGTTCCTATAATAATCTTTAATGCTGGGTGCATATCACGACTTACTTTAAAAGTGTCTGTACATATCTTTGACCATACAGGTTTGTTTAATGTAAAAGAAGATGATGCTTCTTTATAATCAACTAAGAACTGTTTCCATTTAGCATCACCTTTTTGGTAATCTCCACGACCACTATTCTTTTGCGCTTTAGCGCCATCTCTTTTTACTTCAGATCTTTCTGACATTAATTAACCTTAAAAGAATTTTTATGACCATCTGGACATTCCCAGCTCATAGTCAAAGACATTGCATCCCAAAAATATTCTTCTGCGTCCTTATCGCATTTAGCACAAGGTTTCCTGCCACCAAACTTTTCAAGTTCTACTGGCTTGATTTCTTCTTTATTGAAAAACTCATTAAGATTTGGCACGAATATCCTCTTGTAGTTTTTCAACTACTTTAGGGTTATCACGAAGATACTGTACTGCTTTTGCTCTTCCCTGAAATCTTTCACCATTAACTGTATACCAAGCGCCACCTTTTTCTACAATTCCACACATTTCTGCAACATCTAGCGTCTCTCCAACAGCATCTATACCGAGAGTTTCCCCTTGGTAATAAAAGTCGTACTGTCCCGATAAATTAGGGGGGCCGACTTTGTTGTAATCAATAATCCAGTTAACTGGTCTTCCGACTCTTTGTTCGATAATTTTGTCGCCAACTTTAACGCCAGCTTTAATAGCATTAGCCTCAGCCTCAGACGACCAGAGCTTAACGACTGTGGAAGAAAAGAACTTGACTGCCATTCCACCAGTGGGGATGTGCGAAGCATGCATAGATCCAAACTGATTTCGTTGTTGTGAGATGAGAACAAGTAGTGTGTTTTTGTTTGCATAGTTTAACATCTTGACTGCGTGGGTCATATCCTTTGCTTCAGCGCCGATTTGCTTTGTATCCTGCAAATCTTTCATTTCATTTCCATCTTTTTCAAAGTAGATAGCTGGTAGCAGTGCTGAAATTGAATCAACTACAATCATATCAACTCCTGCATCCATAAGTTTAGTTGCAACATCAACCATATCGTTAACAGTTTTTGCTGGTGAATAAATTAGTTTATTAGAGTCAACGCCTAATTGCTCTGCCCAAGAAGGATCGTAAGAGTGCTCTGCATCTATCCAAGCGCAAGTCTTTCCTTCTTTTTGAGCTAACGCAATCATCTGTAAGCAGAAAGAAGATTTACCAGCAGACTTATTTCCCCAAACAAGAATCTGTCTTCCATACGCAAGTCCGCCCTTTAACGCAAGGTTTAGGCCTATGCTAGGGGTAGGTTGCTTATCTACATTTACATCTACTGCTGATTGAACTCTTGCTCTTGTTTTTGGATCTAATTTTGCTAGTATATCATCTAGTACAATTTTCATTATTATTCTTTCTTCTCTCTGCTTATTATAGCATTAAAATAGGTTGCCGTGAAGTCTTGGACGCTCTTTATTTTTATTTATTTTTGTTTCCAATACTTCATCTAGGCTATGAAGAATCTGCTCTTCATTCCTCATTGCTGCATAAACATCTAGTAGTCGAATAATAACGTCTGCCATCTCCTCTACAATATGTTCGCTCCCCTTAGACTTTCTAATTGCTTCTAATACTTCAGTAACTTCTGAATGTACAAGTGCAAGTTTGTTTCCAATCTTGTCATGAGAATATTCTCCATCCCAAAACCCTTTCTCTTTTGCTGTTTCATGAAGCATTGCTGCTAATGCATCAAGTCCGTAGTCTGCTAAAATATCATTGCTGTTCAATTTTGTCCCTTAAACTAAATGTAAATGATGGGCCTTCCTCATCATAATCTATAACTAATTCTTTATCAGTTTGTGCTGCATCTAGAAAACTTAAAGTAGGCACTGTAATTTTGCCATGCTCTTCTAATATAGCTACAAGTATCTGATTTATGCTAACGGACTGGATCAGCCCATTTACATCCTCTGTCACTTTATCTCCTTAATCATTAATGTTCCATCGTCTAGCTTTGACAAAACAACCTGACACTTCATTCCCTCACGCATTTTTGCTAAGGCAATCTTATACATACTAGAAAATACAATAGCTCTAGTTAAGTTCTTATCCTTATCTGACATTACGATATGCGCCATTGTCTTGCCAGCCTTTGTCTTATAAGGCGTAAAGTCTACCACAATATACTCGTTCTCAGCAAGGTCATACTCTTTTCTGTATAAGAAGTCTACAAAAAAATCTTTAGAGTCTGGGCTAATATCCTGAACCTTTACATAACGTGCAATTCTATTATCTCCTACTAGAATGAAATACATCTGATTTGTTTCAATAGGTGTCTGCTCATTATGGAACAGTCCTATTGAACCAGTTTCATCTACCAATTCAATTCTTGCCCAGCCAGTTCCACGCTTAATAGATTTAGCCATTCCAAACATTACGAATGCGCCCAAGTCATCAAATTCTGAAATTGGACGAGCTTGTGTTTTAATTCTAGGAGGCAGATCTAAATTAAATGTTGGAATTCCTAGATACTCATAGTAGTTATCTTTTTCTTTTCCAGAACGCTTATTATCATCAAATGCTGCTGCACCAATTGCATTTAATGCTGAAACTGCACGACTATTAATTCCACTTCCCTTTTTAGAAGACTTATCTATAAAATCTTTATAGTCAGCATATGGTCTGTTATCCATAATCTTATTGGCAATGCTATCAGAAATAAACTTTACTTCCGCCAATCCAAATCTAATCGCATCCTTTTGTAATGAAAAATAAATATCTGATTCATTGATGTGTGGCAGAAGAACTTTAAGACCTAGTCTCTTAGCCTCAATTAAGTATTCCGTTCTAACATCCTTATCATTTTCGTTTTTAAGGATTGAAAACATAAATTCAAGTGGGTAATAGCGCTTAAGCCAAGCAGTATAATAACTAAGCATAGAGTAAGCAACGGCGTGAGAACGATTAAAAGAATAACCTGCGTGAGCTTCAAACATGTGCCATAAAGTCTCTGACTGCTTCTTAGAAATGTGCTTAGATGCACCTTCAATAAACCTATCTTTAAACTGATCAAACTCTCTGGCATCTTTCTTCTTTCCAATAATTTTACGGACTTTGTCGGCTTCTGACCAAGACATTCCGCCTAGGTGTACGCAAGCCTGCATAACCTGTTCCTGATAAATAATAACCCCGTATGTATTTTGTGTAAATGGTTGCATGATTGGATGAACATACTGTACTGCTTCTTGACCATTCTTTCTTTTAATGTAGGATGCTCCAACAGTATTCATTGCTCCTGGACGAACCAAAGCGTTTGATGCAGCCAAATCTTCAAACGAACTTACACCCATTTTAATGAGTAGGTTTGTATATGGAGTTGCTTCAGCCTGAAACACTCCCTTGGTATACCCTTCGCTGAGCGTCTTATAAACATTGGCATCGTCTAATGGAAGTTCTGATAAATTAATCTCTTTACCAGTTCTATCTTTAATTGATTTAAGAGTATCAGAAATAACAGATAGCGTCTTAAGGCCTAAAGCATCAAGTTTAATCAAGCCAATATCTGCAACCGTATCCATATCATATGCTACTACTGGAATACGACCAGATACTTTATCCTGTGCATCTTCACGAGACTCTACTGGGGCATACTTGCGAATATCATCTTTAGCAACCACAACTCCAGCGGCATGCACTCCAACCGATCTAATCTTTCCACGCAGGCGTTCTGCTAGCCACACAACCTCTGGATACTTCATTCTAAATTCTTTTGTATTAGGCGAGTCCATAAAATCTTCAAATGTATCGATAGACTTCATTGCACGGTTAACGTCTGAAAGCGGGACCATAAATACACGAGCAGCATCTCTAATAACACCCTTATCCTTAAAATAAGTATATGTAGAAATAGATGCAACGTGCTTAAACTTCTTCTTAAGATATTCCTTTACCTCTTTACGACGGCGGTCTTCAAAGTCTGTGTCAATATCAGGAAAGTCATTACGCTCTGGATTAATAAATCGGAAAAACAGAAGGTCATATTTAATTGGATCTACATCTGTAATACCTAGGGCATAGCAGACAAGGGAGCCAGCGGCGGAGCCACGACCAGGACCAACCATAATATTATTTGTCTTTGCCCAGTTAATCATATCTGCTACAACCAAGAAATATGAGGCAAAGCTTTTGGACTTAATAATGTCTAATTCCTCGTTAAGCCTGTCAACATAGACCTTATCATTGTCTAGGTTTAGCCTTTTAAGGCCTTCAGAGGCCATCTGAGCCAGCTTATCGTCGGCATCTGTCTTAGGGACAGGGAGTAGGTCTAGTCCACTGTTAAAATCGTATTCTCCAATTTTCTCAGCAATCTCCATGGTATTATCAAAAATGTCTGTTCGATTAATCCCTGATTTCTTGAAGTCCGCTTCAATCTCTTCTCTGGTTTGAATAAATAGGTTATAGTCTACGAATGATATTTTTCTATCTGGATAAAGATAATTAAATCTATCTAACATATCTTTCATCTGACGAGACATATCGAAGTCTGCTTCTTTATCTGATTTAGGAGATGTTGATAGAATAAGCATAGCCTCTTCTAATATACGATCTTCTTCTTTAGCAAAGTGGGCATCTCCTGTTGCCACCGCTTTAATTTTAAGTTCATCTGCTAATGAAAGCAGGCCATCATTTATTTCTTTCGGATTGTGAGATTGAACCTCAATATAAAAATCATCACCGAAAGTTTTCTTAAAATCTTTGAGAATAAGTTTAGCTTCAGAGAACTCATTCTTTTCGATGCACTTAGAAATGAGGCCATTAAGGCATCCAGACAATACAATAATACCTTCCGCATACTCTTTAAGAATCTCTCTATCAATACGTGGCTTATGATAAAAGCCTTCGTTCCAAGCCAGCTCTTGCAGAATGTTTATATTCTCAAGGCCCTTCTTATTCTTTGCCAATAAAATAATATGATTGTAAGCCTGAATAGACTTATCTGTTTTAGAGGAGCGATCAAATCTATCTGTTGGTGATATATACGCTTCTACTCCAAGGATAGGCTTGATGCCCTGTTCCTTGCAGGCAATTTGCATTTCACGGTGAGAAGATAATGTTCCATGATCTGTAACTGCCAATGCTGTTTGACCAGCATCAATTGCCGCCTTTACAAGTTCGGCAGGAGAGTTAAGGCCATCCATTAATGAATAGTATGAATGCACATGCAAGTGTGTAAATGACATTAACTCTCCGCCTTTAACTTTGTGTTACCAGTCTACGCTGCTAGATGAAGCAGAAGACTCTTCTGTATTGCCACCTTCACCCATATAGAAAGCTTCTTGCTCTGCATATGTTACGTGACGAACTGCTGTTTTTTCTAAGTCATACAAATCTAGAGCAGAGAAATCAAATGGTGTCTCATCCTTTGCCAGTGGAATAATTGTATAACTTGTGTCAGTCTTTGAACCGTTACGCTTGATTCGCCACATCAGGTTAGTGATGCTTCCCATCTCACCAGCGTATTCAATTAGGGTAGGAGTAATTGTCTTACCGCTTGTACCTTGTGAAAGAATTGCTACATATGGTTCTTCCTTGCCATCGTCTACTAAGACGTTGACATAAAGACGTGTTCTGGCCTTCCAGCCAGCTTTTGGATCCTTGCGATGCTGTTCATTAGCCCAGTCACGACCTTCAGACTCCATTGTATCTAGAGCCTTGCGACGGTAATCCTTTGGATTTGTGTGCTCTAATGCGATAAATCCGCAACCAAGCTTGTCATTGTAGTTAGGTGAATCTGGATCTAGTTCCTGTAGGAATCTAATCTTTACGCTTTCGCCGTCTTCAATCTTTAGCCAACGACCTTTATTTTCATCCCCACCGCTATAGGTAGGCTTATCTAGTGCCTTGTTTAGGTCTTTTAGACCCTTTACTATACTCATATATTTCTCCTTTATAGTTGATGGTATATATCCATCTGTATTTTTATTATATCACGAGTTCCAAGATCTGTATTCTATGTCGGATACAGAATTTTTAATGCAGGTCTTTATTTCCTCATCGGTCATGTCGCCAGCATCTTTTGCATCATGAGGATATATCTTACCATATTCATACGAAGCCCACAAGAGGTCTTTGAATTTTAATTTATTAACTATGCTTTTACCAAGTTCCCTGCCAGCTTGATCCGCATCAGTCATAATAGTTATTTTATTAAAATGTCTATTTAAAAGATTTTGTTGTTCTGTAGATAAGAACCCACCCAGTGTTGCTACAACATTTGGAAATCCCGCCTGGTGAACACGAATTGCATCAAAGCTTGACTCCACAACTATAACGTGAGCACCAATTCTTTTAGCACGATGAATATTAAAAAGAGTCTTGCTCTTTGGTAGGTTAGTGCTATTCTTAAAAGACTTTCCTTCAACAGATCTGCCAACAATTCCAATTGGTAGACCATCTGGACTATGAACAGGAACTGTGACCATATCCATATTTTCAGAATACCCTAAAGAAAAATCTTTAAGTGCTTGAATTTCAATTCCACGAGATTTAAAATATGTTTTAGCTTTATCGCTTTTAATCAATCCATTATGTAGTTTATCTAAAGTATCTTGAGAGAACTCTTCAAAGACAGGCTTTTCATTCATTGCTTCTGATAACAGGTCGTCAAAGTTTTCTAACGACTCGGTTTCTTTTGTTGCAATAAACCTCATGGCCTCAAAGTCATTCTTATGCATAACACGCTTTACTAATTCCTGTAGGGTTCCAGCTTCTCCACATGAAGGATTAAAGCATATAAATGCACCCTTCTCACGGCTTACGCTAAAGCTTGATGTATGTCTATTGGAATGAAATGGGCAGTAGCATAGAAAGTCATTACCAGTTTCGCCAACTATTTCAAGTCCTATAGATTTTATGATCGACTTGATATGGTTCGGCGTGTAGTGCGTGGTATCGACTTCCCTTGCGTTATACCCTCTAATTGCCATGCCTTCTTCTTTCCCACATAAACACCATGAATGCTCATTAAGAACTTCCATGTCTCGCCTGTAAATTCTACCGAAAAGGCTGGGTCTATGTCAAGTACTCTGACGTATCCCTTACCCCTCATGTCTTGAATTAACAAATTTTCATACTGTGGTCTCAAGCTAATAAGCTGTGCATTATCCTGAAACTCAACATCTATTTGGAATCTTTTAATTTTTCGATGCGTCATTCGCAAAAGGGTTCTCATAAATCTCTTTGATGATACCCCTGTTGATATCCCAATCTAAGAATACGTTGAACTCCTGTCCATGACGATTCTTTCTGCTAACAACTTCAATCATATTTGTGTCCGTGTACTTATGAATAGCAATAGCCATGTCTGCATCATATTCAATAGCCTTTGACCACGCTACCTGAGATAGCATAGGAGGGGCATCTTGGTCTGTAATATCATCCATAGTTGCTGCAGTAATATCAATTACTGGAATATTGTTTGTCATAGCAAGCATTTTAAATTCACGAGACACGTTCATATTGCGCTCAGTTGCACCAGTGCTTCTCTTGTTATCTGAAAATAGTTGATGATAATCTAGAATAACTAAATCTGGTTTATGCTGGTCTATCTTAGCCTGAACTGTATTAGCATTAACTTCACCCATACCTTCGTTAGATACTAAAATAAAACCATTCTTATTTTCAAATCTTTTTTGACCCCAAGATCTAAATGTGTCAACGTTAACATCGCCTCTTGCAAAATCAGATGCACGGAATAGACCAGAGCCCATCATTGTATAGATACGATCACGCATATTCTCTGGAGACATTTCAAGAGATACAATCATAGGTTTAAATCCTTGCTCCCAAGCCTTACAAGCAAGATAAGATGTGAACCATGTCTTACCACGTCCTGGCCAACCAATAGCCACGATGAGGTGTCCTGGAGCCATTCCTGTAGGGTATGCTTTATCAATAGCATCAAACCCTGTTAGAATTCCTGGGGCTCCACCCATAATAGATGAGCGCTCTTTAACCGCTAAAAAGTGCTTCTCTGCTAATTCAATATCTGTAATGTCTACGTCACGAACATGATTTGTAAACTTAGACAATTGTGAAAGCTTTGCTTGCAGGTCTCCGAGTACTCTGGTTGCAGCATCTTCTTTTAAAGCAGATCCGCTTTGAAGAATAATATTCTTTAATCTACTAGTTAGGTATTCATTCTTTAACTTATCTAAATAGTATCCAGTCTCAGCCTTTGTTTCAACTGGCTCAAAGTCTTTGAAACGCTCCATAAGAATTCCAGCCTCTGGAACAGCTTTAAACTTATAATAATATGCCTTAAGCGAATCCCAGATATCTTTATGTGATGTAAAAATCTCATCTACATTATCTGCCAGTAGTGTGCTTATATCTTTATTCTTGCATACTGCTGATAGCAACTCTGCTTCTGTATTCATTCGCTTCCGCCTTCTACTAATTCTTTCGTTGCTTGCAATAGCAATCGACGATGCTTTTCATCTTTCTCACGCTCTGATTTTAGGTAATCAATCTTGTCAAAGTTATAGAAAAAGAAACTAAGTGGGTGACCAGACTTATTGGTTTTAAAATAGTATACCAAAAGATCTTTAGCTCTATCAAATCCAACGCTATCTATAACGTCCTGCATAGCCCACTTTTCACGAAACTTGTTAAGCCTTGGCTTTTTGCCATACTTCTCTGAGTAAAGTAATTCGTATAATCCGATAAGGACATATGGCTGTTTCTCATTTGCCACTGTTCAATTCCTTTTCAACCTCACGAGTCTTTTCAATAAGCTTGTTCTCTACAAAGGCGTATACTCTTTCGGTAGCCGTCTCTACATTTTCACCTTTACGAACATCGTCTTCAACGCCAACATTAATTCTAATGCTTTCGTAATTTCCTAGGTTACGTGTAAAAGATAGGTCTACCTTAACTCTTGTTTCTGCCATTACTCCGCCTTCCATACAGGTACAAATTTACCGTCATCGGTCTTAGTATACAATATTAAGTTGTGTTTGAGAATAGCCTGCAATTCTGATCTTGAAGGTAAGTCTCTGATATGTCCAGCATCAATAATAAATTGATGAATGTCCAATATGTCCGATTCGCTAAACATATACTTAGACCAACTGCTGTCTGGATTACTAATTGGATATACTTTTTGAGGTTGCTTTACCTTACCCTGCAAAATATATTCTTCTATAGTTACCCTATGTCTGCCTATAATTTTGCTTACTTCTACAATTCCATAAGCCCGCTCCATATGTTTATCTACTTGAGCATATGAATACATAACTCTTTTATTGTCTAAATAGGACCAAGCGACAACCTCGTCTTTAGCTCTTGATAGTCTAAGTACTTTATGTACTTTACCGTTTAAGAAGAAATAGACGAACTTTTTGCGTAATCTTTGTCTGTTTTCTCTAGCCATTTACCAAACGCACTTGTTTCCTTGTTAATCATCCATCGCTTACCGCAAAGGATGCAAAATAATTCTGTATGTAGTTTTTGAGAGAATACTCTATCTACAAATACTCTACCATTACATTTTTGACATTTCATCATAACGAGAATGTCTTTCCGTCCACGACGCATGAGTAGTCTGGAGCAATATGGATCATTTGAATGTGTGGGTAATCGTTTACAATATGTGCAATTGCAAACCCTTTTTGCCAATCGTGGTGCTGAGTATATTTCATTCCTGGCCCCTTTTCATCACACATGTGACCAATTTCATATCCACGAAGAGTTTCTCCTTCGCCACCGTTTCTAAGTTCATATGTTACCATATGCGAAGCAATTCTATGAGAATGTCCTCTAATTAAAGATACCTGTAGGTCTTCCATGTCTTTACGAACAGAACCAGTTGCTGCAATAGAAATTCCGTGGTGTACGTGAACATCTCCAAAGCGGCGCTTAGGCAATGAGTCATAGTAAATATATTCATATCCTAATGAGTCTAAAGACCATAAGGATTCTGGAGTAACATCCTTTGCATAATCTGGAAGCTTCTTGTCTATATAATCAAAGATACGTATGTCATGGTTTCCTAATGCTGAAAACAATTGTGCATCTGGAAGCATCTCACGAGTCTTAGCATAAAAGTCTCTTGCACCTTTTGCTTCATGTCTCATCATAGGAACAATTAAGTCACGGCTATCATCTTTATGAAGCTGAAGAAATTCTGCAGATCTTCCCTCTGTATATTTACTGTAGCAAGCTTGATCGTCTGTGTCCCCTAGATAATCTACTACATCTGGTTTAAACCATTTCATAACCTTAAACCATAGCGCAATCATCTTATCGTCTTGATAAGGGAACTGCTGATCGGATGACAACATCCATTTTAAATCGTTTGTCATTTAACTTCCCTGCGTAAAAAAGGGTCACGGAGTCGTGACCTTGATATTATATAAATTGTAGCATATTTAAGCAGCCTGTCAATAGGCTAGTGGCAAATTGCCATCCAATAGAAATGAATTGTGTAGCCTTCTTTTGCTGCTGAGTTTAAATAAGCATTTCCTGAAACCTTATCTGGCCCAAGAGTCTTGCTATCTACTGCAAAACTAAATACGCTTGGAATGTCTGCGGTTCTTATTGGAGTAAGAATTACAGCTTTTGGATTTGATGCTAATGTGGTTTTAAAATTAATTGTAAAAGGGACTGCTTTTCCTGGCACAAGTTTTACGGGGCCGCTAACTCCACCAACTATTTGTTTTGCGTTAACCGTTTGATTTTCTAAACTTCCAGGGGTATTTGCTTTGTTAGGATCTCCAAAATCAGGTATGCTTGCTTTTAATTCAACAAGCCTTCTGTCTAAATCCTGTAGAGCAGCTGCGTCTAAAGGTGTTCCATCATCAAATGCTGCCATTATAAATTTTCTCCTAAATCGTGTGCCGAGATTTCTTTTTCAGATACCTCGATCATTTTTGACCTATCTAGACCATATCGATTAAACGAATCTGGGTCTACAATGTGTCTTAGTTTATTCTGTGATACTAGATACATTTTACCATCTGAGACACTCTTAATCAAGGTGCCGTCTCGAAAGCCTAATTTACCTACTAGTTTAATTCCTGATAATGCCGCCTCAGTTGCCAATACCGTAGTAAAGCACCAAGACTGGGCGGCCCTGTCTGAAATCAATCTGTATCTCTT